GCCGAATCCTGGAGCGCCAACCGGATCTTCCTCCAAAGAGACACGGACGCCAAAGACCCATCCCTGGAAGCCCTCGGGCTTTCCTCCCAGATTTACGGAGCACGCTCCGAACTGATCATCCTCGACGACGTGGTCACGCTCGGTAACGCTGGCGATCACGAGAAGCAGCGCGAGTGGCTCCTGCAGGAAGTCGCCACCCGACTTGGACCTGCAGGTCAACTGCTAGTAGTCGGCACCCGCGTAGCGGCGACCGACCTGTACTCGGAGTTGATGAACCCGGCGCACTACGCCGACGGGGTCGTGCCCTGGACGCAATTATCGATGCCAGCGGTACTGGAGTACGCGGAGGACCCGAAGGATTGGGTGACGCTGTGGCCCCTGGCTGATGAGCCTTTCAGCGAACTGGATGAGCCGGACGAGTTCGGGCAGTACCCGCGCTGGACGGGGAAGCGCCTCGCGCGCGTGCGCAACGAGGTAGGCACCCGCAAGTGGTCGCTGGTGTACATGAACTCACCTGTCGCCGAAGACGCCACGTTTGATCCGATTGCTGTCAGCGGATCCGTGAACGGATACCGCAAGACCGGGCCGCTGGACGCGAACATGAAGGGTCACCCGAGCGAGGGCCTGGACCGGCACTACGTGATCTGCAGCATGGACCCGGCTGTGTCCGGTAACACGGCAGCGGTCGCCTACAGCGTCGACCGCAAGACGGGCGAGAGGTACGTGCTGGATGTGCGCGTGCTGAGCGGACCCACGCCAGCACAGATCAGGGAACTGATCTACCACATGACTGACGTGTACAAGCCCAAAGAGTGGGTGATCGAGTCGAACGCCTTCCAGGGGTTCCTCGTGTACGACGAGGAAATCAACCAAGAGATGGCGTCACGGGGCATCATCGTGAAACCGCACCACACCAGCACCAACAAGCAGGACCCTGAGTTTGGTGTGGCGTCGATGGCTGGCCTGTTCGGGACGGTAGCCAGCGAGCAGTCCATCAAGAAGCACCAGGAAGACAACTTGATCGAGTTGCCGAGCACGCAAGGGTATGGCGTGAAGGTCCTCGTGGAGGAACTGGTGTCGTGGAACCCCGAGATACCCACACGTAAACGGCGGCAAGACACAGTCATGGCTTTGTGGTTCGCAGAGTTACGGGCGCGGGAAGTGATTCAGCGCTCAAGTGGTCGCCCATCGTATGCACAGAATTCGTTCCGGTCGGAAAACGACCGAACTAGACAAGTAACTGTTGACTTGGACGCATTGTTCGCTGAGAAGTCATCGTCCAATGTGTACATATAGCGCCGCACGCAACGTCGAGGACCTGAAGAGCCTGTCGGCAAGTGCTAGGTGCGAACCTATTTAGGAGGTGTCTGTGGCTGAGACTGCCCAGAATGTTGTGGCGTTAGCCCGTCGCCTGCAGCGTGAGAATGTTGACCGTGATGCGCGCATGCGTGCGGTCCAGTTGGTCCGCACGGGCCACGCCAACATGCTGTACAAGGGGATCTTCCCCAGCGACTGGCCCCAGCCCGTCATCGCTAACACCATCGACGTTGTAGCCCAGGACCTGGCCGAATCAATCGGCACCCTGCCTACGTTCACGGCTGCTGGTGACTCGATCCTGGACGAGAACAAGCGTTCTCGCTACGACCGCCTCACCAAGATCATCAACTACTACGTGTGGCACTCCCGCCTGGGGGCGCGCCTGGTGCAAGGCGCGGACAGGATGATGACCTACGGGTTCCTCCCGATCCGCGTGGAAGCGGACTACGAGAACGACGCCCCGTACATCCAACTGGATGACCCGATGGGTGCGTACTTCAACCGGGACCGCTTCGGAAACATCACGCATTACATGCGCGTGTTCAAGCGTCGCGCGAGCGACCTCGCCGCGATGTTCCCCGAGCACGAGTCGAAGATCGTGCGACCCAAGAGCATGTACGGAACGCAAGACAACCCGTACATTGAGGTGGCGCGCGTATGGGACAAGGAGCAAGAAACCCTCGTCATCCTTGATGACAAGGGCCTGGTCCTGGACCGTGTCGAGAATCGTCTCTCCCGGCTGCCCGTCGTGGTCGCCGGACGGCCCAGCCTCGATGGGGAACCGCGTGGCTCATTCGATGACGTTCTCTGGGTGTTCGCAGCGAAAGCGAAACTTGCGCTGCTTAGCCTGGAGGCCACACAGAAGGCAGTCGAAGCGCCCATCGCGCTCCCGACGGACGTACAGGAGATGGCGTTCGGGCCTGACGCGATCCTGCGCTCTAACACCCCAGAGCGGATCCGTCGGGTTCCGATGGAACTGCCACAGTCCTCACTCATCACAGAGGGCAAACTCGATGAAGAGTTGAGGTTCGGTTCACGATTCCCCGAGGCACGAGCCGGACAGATCGACTCAAGCGTCGTGACTGGGCGCGGAGTGCAAGCCCTCATGGGTGGGTTCGACTCACGCATCAAGGTCGCACAGGGCATGCTGGGCGACGCACTCGCCGAGTCACTTGGCCTGGCCCTGGAGATGGACGAAGTCATCTGGGGTAACGCCAAGAAGGATGTCGGGTCCGTAGCGAACGGCACCCCGTACCAGTTGAAGTACACGCCTTCGCGTGACATCAAGGGCGACTACAGCGTCGTATCCGAGTACGGGCTTCTCGCGGGGCTAGACCCCAACCGCGCATTGGTGTGGGGCCTGCAGGGACTGTCCGCCGGGCTGTTCAGTAAGTCATTCATGCGCCGCAACCTTCCGGTCGGCATGGATGTGGCAGAAGAAGAGAAGGTGATTGACGTGGAGCGGCTACGCGACGCCGCTCTCGCCGCAGTTTCCGGTTACGCCCAAGCGATACCACAGATGGCAACCGAGGGTGGAGATCCTCAAGAACCAATTAGAGCCATTCAATCGCTAATCGATCAACGAAAGAAGGGCGTACCGATAGAGGCAGCACTTGAGACTGCCTTCGCTCCGCCTGAGCCAGGCCCCGAACAGGGCGTGGTACCCGGCCAAGAGCCAGGGATGACCCCCCAGCCTGGAGGCGGCATGGGCGGAGCACCTAGCCAGCCACCATCGATGCAGCAAATGCTCGCATCACTAGGTGGGAACGGACAAGCAGACACGTCAGTAAGAACTCTGCGTCAACAATCAATCTAGGGAGACACCATGGCAATGCAACCGCGCGACATCGTTATTCGTGTGGGCGTAGGAGAGGTATACGCCATGGTTGTTGCCGAGGGGTCCGCATGGAATCCCGATGTTGCTAGAGACATGGTCGGTCGTTTGAACGACGTGTGGCGGGAAACCATTGAGACCGCCGTTGATGTGGGATTGATTGATACATCTCCGTTGCCTCGCGAGATCGAGGACGACGATTTCCTGGATGAAGAACTAGACGAGATCTTTTCGGACAAGGAGGTGGGTGAAGATGGCACGTGGCGGTAATCGCACACCAGCAAACCCCGCTCCTGTAAGTGGACCCGGCGCTCTCTCGCAGCGCACAGATGGTGGTCCCGGTCAAACGGCAATGCAGATGCCGGATGCCGCTTACGGAGAACAGGCAGACTTTCAAGACATTCAAAACGGAGCGCCCATGTCGGCGGATCCCATGGCTATGGGCATGGATCCGATGGCGGCAGGCCCCTCGGCCCCTCCCCCTATGCCCCTGAACGCGCCAACCGCGCGCCCAGGTGAGCCGATTACTGAGGGTATCCCGATGGGTGCTGGCGCTAACGACCTGCAAGGAGTGCAGGACGTGATGAGCGAAGACATGCAGGTGCTCACAAAGTACTTACCAGCCATGAGAAGCATGGCTGAGCAGGAAGGTGTGCCGCGTTCATTCCAGTTATTCACGAAATACCTGGAGTCCTACCAGGCATGAACCAGACTTTCGTTGAGAACGTAGCCGCTGGAGTAGAAACATTAGGCGTCACATACGCCCCGATCATCTACTCGCTTGCCCGAATCCAATGGGAAACCCCAGACGATAGGGACGCGGTACTTAGATTCCTGGCTGGCGATAGTGAATAACGCACCCGGCCCTATTAGGGATTTCATCAAAACGCTGCGGCCCACTAACCCTGAGCAGTTCGCTGTCAAAAGAGACAATGGTGGGTTCGTTCAGCCCGGCTATGGCGGACTGACGGCGGAAGAAATCGAGGCGAATCGTCGCATAAGCCAGCAGGCTCAGGACGATTTCAACAGTAAGCCTCGCGTACCCAGGTACTTGCGACCCCCGAACACGGGCATGCGGTCAGGTACACGCAACGCTGGCCTCAGTTCCTTCAACAGTCTGATCTCTCAGGCTGGTGAGATCACTCTCGGCAGGCAGTCACAGGATGCGCTGGAGAGTGGGGACTCTTCCA